TAATTAATTTTGGCGGAAGCAGTCGGGGTCGAACCGACAAGGCTTTTACACTCGACTGTTTTCAAGACAGTTCCCGTCGCCAGCTTTCGGGTTGTACTTCCATAAATTTGATGCCCAAAGAAGGATTCGAACCTTCGTTTTCCCCCGAAATGGGGCTGTACTTACCTCTATACTATTTGAGCGGGTGTTTATAATATGAAGTAGCTAATTTCATACTGTATTTTAGTCCGTGCACAAACCAAATACAAAAAACACTATGCGCAATATTTTTTAAAAGAATAATATAAAGTTCTCTCTGATTTATTATACCCACTCTTGACACAAAACTCTTTAAAATTTTGTGATTTTAAAAATATACCACGCAGTTCAGAATAATAAAGTTTATTTTTAATAAAAACTTTATTATTCTCTAACTTTTTAATTTCTTTTCTTTTTAATATTGATTCTTTATGATCTTTGCATTCTTTCCAATCGAAATCATCGAACAATATTTTAAAGTTTTTATAAAGATTCTGTTTATTTCCACTATAACCATTATCTAATATTGATTGCCAACCATAAAATTTATATTGATAATATAATTGATCATAATCAACAGACCAATCAGTTATCCTACCTTTTACCCAACCATCTTTCAAATCGCTTATATTAGAAATTTTTTTACACTTTTTTAATTTTTTATTACTAGCCCAAATTGTACCATGCTGTGAATTGTTTTTACCGCTTTGTAATAACGACATTCTTTCTGAAAAAGAAACTTTTAATTTTTCATATTTTCTAGAAGTAATATATCTATTATTTTGATGATCTTTACTAGTAACAAGCATCATCAAAAAAGCATTGCACATTTTGTAATATTCAATTGTTCCATATTCATACATTTTTGTTAATAACAAATGACAGATAAAATGTTCTTTAGCCGTTAATTTAACTAAATTATCTTTATCATCTGTACCACCTAAACAACGAGGTATTATATGATGTTCTTCGGTATAACCTGTTGGTATGTTTTCTTTTCTTTTTTCAATAATATCATTGTATATGTTTTTATAGTTCATGTTTAATCTCCATGAACTATTTATTAATCTCGAACCCACATAAAGCGGTTTTGCAGACCGCTGCCTCAACCATTCAGTCCACACGTATTGGAGGAATATCATATTTTAACTATGATACACCATTAGCAACGGCAGAGAACCAAGGACTTGAACCTCAACCCACTCCATTAGGCCCGGAGCGTGTGCGCTTACACCAATTCTCTATTAATATACTTAAAATGTTATATCAGCATTTGGCAGGTCGCTACGGATTCGAACCGCAATCTCATGGCTTTGGAGGCCAGAATAATAACCGTTATACTAACAACCTAAAAACTGGCAGGTCTAGAGAGATTCGAACTCCCACTTGCATCTTCTGTCCCCGGATTTGGAGGCCGGTGTTTTTCCAATTAAACTATAGACCCACATTAACTTGTTTTTTCAATTTGTCAAACTCTTTTTTCATTTCTTGAAGTTGTTCGTCACGCCTTTCATTAAAATTTTCAAACTTTTTAAAGCTTTCCAAAAAAGAGTTTATTTCCTTTTCAACCAAATTTTTCGAAATATATATTTGCATAATTAACTCCGGTGGAGCGAGTCGGACTCAAACCGACGACCTTCGCATTGCAAGTGCGACGTTCTATCAACTGAACTATAGCCCCAAAGTGGTATACACAATGCGGTATACCAGCGCCAAAATCGGGATTGTTGGATGGAATCGAACCATCGCCTCCCAGCGGCCAACCGGGCATATTACCACTTTACCACAACAATCGGTGGAGCTAGTGGGCATCGAACCCACCTGATAGCCGCATTGCAAGTGCGGTCGCCACTCCTAGCAGCGCCTAGCCCCAAAATAAATGGTGGGTATGGTTGGAATCGAACCAACGACCCGGAACCTTTCGGCACCGTGTAATCCCTCTTTACCACATACCCTCAAGGAGTTTAAGTTTTTTACGTGGGGATTCTCCTACCGCCACAGAGGCATAACCTCAATTCTTTGGAGCGGGTAATGGGAATCTAACCCATCTCTTCGGTTTGGAAGACCGAGGCACAGACAATATACCATACCCGCCTTTTATTTTGGTGGAGCTTTGGGGGATCGAACCCCAATCAACTGCGTGCAAGGCAGCTATAATCCCATTATACTAAAACCCCAATTTGAAACATTTTACTACATTTTTTCATGGTTGTCAACATGTTTTCGGTGTGACGTGTCAGCCTCGAACTGACATAAACTTGACTCACAATCAAGGTTCTTAACCGATTAGAATAACGTCACCGGAGCGGTAAGTGGGAATCGAACCCACAACTGATGGATCGGAAATCAACCATTTTGCCATTAAACTACTACCGCATCATCTCTTTATCTATAATAACATGGTCTTTCAATAAAACCATATTGCATAGCTGTTTCTTTATCAAGTGAAACTTCTTCGGAGGAATCTGCACGGCCATTTTTTACACACCATACATCCCAACCAACTTTTTCACAATAGTCATCCCAGACACCATAATCCATCAACTCTCTTATAGTAACGACTATACGCATTAGTGTCTCCTATTATTGTGTTGGAGTCTTGTAGAGGATTTGAACCCCTGTGGAACGGGTTGCAGCCGTTCGCCTCGCCACTCGGCCAACAAGACATAACATATTATAACACATCATTCAACTTTGTCAACAAGACAACTGTAATTTTGTGTTATTGGGGTGTTGTGTCGGATTTGAACCGACACCCACATGACTCACAATCATGGACTCTACCGATTGAGCTAACAACACCATCACATAAAACTCGGTGCGGGGTGGGAGAATTGAACTCCCGTCTGATGGATGGCAACCACCTATTTTACCGCTAAACTAACCCCGCATTTATTACAGACAATAAAAAAGCCACTTTAAAGTGGCTTTTTGTGATTCAGGAAACATTATACAGTTTCTTTATTCTCACAAAAAGCCATGACAAAGCCCGCCCATGCACATGACCCTGCGCCGTGATGACTGGAATGCGAACCTGAGTTGAACTTTGACATTTCTATTACCTTTATTAAAATCTTGTATGTCGTCTTGACATGCTTACTATTATATAGTGTTTTTTACAGCTTGTCAAGCACTTTTTTAAACTTTTTTCATTAAAAAACGCTTTCTTCGAAAACATTGTCTAGATGTAGCTTGTTATTGACAACAATGTATTTTTCGATAATGTATTTTTCTTCTGGCAACATACCCGTTCCAGAATGAATGTCTCCTACAACACGAGTCTTTATAACAACACTGTCAGTTGTGATCACACATTCTTCAATTGTGGCCTTCATTATAGTCTCCAATTATTCGTTTGTCAACCCCATATGTCAAAAAATATTTGTCTTTTATAGGGTAGTATATTATGTACTCTATGCTTATTTCACCGCTTGATGATTCGTAAAGATATTTTAATCCTTGTTTTTCACAACACTGATAATTTTCATGATTGAATGATAAACTATCTTTCATGTGACATTCGCATAAGCATATTTTGCACATATATTATCCTTATCTCAACTTTTCACCATTAATATTTACAAAATCAATTGTGGTTTCAGGATCAAACGACACATTACCATCTTGGTCTTCTATAAGGTATTTTACATATGTTCTTTCGCAGCAAGGAAAACAATGTTTAATGTTTTTTTCCTTTTATATGGCACTCACAAGTACACATATTGTGAATTGATAATTTTTCTATATTCATAATTTACTCTTTAAATGGTGATTCTTTTTTCGTGTTCGGTTTTAAACTGTATTTTGATTCGTTCATAGATTTATATTTCAATGTTGGTATTATTTCAATCCATTTATGGGTTTTGCGAAAACTAAACCTAACGGTCAAATAAGAATCTCCTTGCATAAAAGGTATATCATCCTTTATACCAAATGCCTCGGATGTATCTTCATTCAACGCATAAAAATTGTCACCGACTTGAATATAATTTGCACCTTTATCAATATAATATTTGGTTATTATTTTATTGAGTTCCGTGGAATCCTCATTCCATAAAATAGTTTGATTTTCATTTATGTTTTTCAAAACATGTTGTATAGAATCATAACACAACATTCCATCAATATTTTCGGTTTCTACAGAAGAACCAGAATGGTATTCACGATGGTCACGATAATGTGTTCGCTTATATCCAATCCAAGGGTTTCCTTTTGGTGTATATTTCTTTTCTGTTTCATCAACCATCATATTAACTAAACTATCAACATGATTGCTTTCGTTTAACATTTTTGAGATATTATCGGTGATATAATTACACTCAATACCTGACCATGTGCTGTTTTCATATTTTAGTCTTGGTGTTCCGAATTGAGCGCCCGACATTTTAACTTCTATGTGTGTATTATCATTCCCATTTGATATTTGTATATCAGAAAGATGAACGTTGCCCCCGGTATGTGTTACCATTAAGTTAGGGGCATAATATTTTGTGCTGTTTACGATTGATAACTCAAATTGATCGCTTTTTTTAGTCATTTTTTCATCCCGTGACTTAAAAAATTATGATAGCTAAACTCTGAGCGGTTTACCATTTTTATTTTTCTACATGGTGTAGAAAAAACATAACCTTCATGACAATTGTTGACATTCATTATTTCAAAGTTTGCCACATGATTTATATGTGTTGTGTTGTATTCAGAAACATAATCATCAATTACTTTTATTAAACTGTTTTTACATATCACCGTAAAATTATAAAACTCAATGTAATTATGAAACCAATCCGCATTGTATATATTCTTTGATGTTTCAAGAAACTTTTTATATTCTGGAGTTCCCTTTACTTCAAAAAAGTTCTGATGTTTTTCTTCAAACCATTCCGAAAATGTTTTTGCTGATGGTGTTATGTTGGTACGTATACAATTATTAAAATAACGCTCAAGAGGCAAAGACTTTGTTGACAGAAATTGTATTTGTTGAATCATATCAGTGTTAAAAAAACTTATAATTTCATTTTTATATTCTTGCCATTCTTGGTATTTCAACAACATTTTAGTAAAAAGTTCTTGGTCTACCTCTACAGTATTGTTATGGTTTGATTCATGTTTAACATCATCAAAGTATTGACGCTCTACAAAATTAAGGTCATAGTATGTTGTGTGTATTGAAAAATTAACAATAGAATCAGTGTTCAATTTATATTTTAAAACATTTGGTTGATATATGTTATTTTCATTTTTATTCCAAGATATTAAGTCTGCCTGATATATTAAGTTGTTTTTGAAATCACCTTCAATTGATAAAAAACAAGTTTTTAATTTTTCTGCCAACTCTTCATCTTGTGTATTTTGATATATTTCGTCAATAGAGAAAAACATTTTTCTATTTTTATTGAATATAGATTTTGTGGCTATGAAAAACTTATCATCCACGCAGCCAAAAAAGATAGATGGGCTTCCATCTATCTTTATAGAAAACTTTGGCGAATAAACCATGTCCAAGAAGTTTAGATTTGTGTTTGTAAAATCTCCATAATATAATGGTTCTTCAAGGTGTTTTATGTGTTCATTCATCGTCGTCAACTCCGAATTGAAGTTTTTGTTTTTTAACTGGTTTTTTGCCAAATGACAATTCTTCATCATCATGTATCTCGACACTTTCTTCTGGTTTAGATGAAGGTGTTGAAACAATATTATTCATCACCATTTTTTGTACTGTATCAACATCAAATAATGTCATTTTTGGTCTTTCAACACCCACCAAGAATGTATTCGGGGCAAACAAATTACCATAGCGATTTTTCAACTGTTTTATTTTCATATGACCAAGTTGTTCTAACTCCGGCAATGATATAAAACCAAACATTAAGTCTGCTGTCATTGAAACTCCATGAGAATCAGAAACCTCATTCAATTCAAAATCTGACGCATTTTGGCCGTTACGGTTTGTTTGTGTTGGAGCACAAACAACACAATTAAATTGCATTGCAACACTACGTAGTTCTTCGGCAACAGCCTTAACATAAGCGTAACTACTAGAACCCATAGGTATACGATAACTGGCAACCAAGTTCAAATAATCGACCATTATAACATCAGGTTTGAACTTTTTCTTAACAGCCAACTCCTGTAATAAATGTCTCAAGTGATTGGCATTAAATGTACCAGTTGGGTATTCTTTAACGATAATTTTTCCAAGGCGTTTAGACTTCAACTTGTTTATTTTTGTTGAAAAAACTTCCTTTGAAATGGTTGATAATTCTTCTATATTAAGGTTCATCAACTTTGCGTCCATACGCTCAGCGATACGTTCTTCCGCCATTTCCAAGGTGACGTACAAAACATTATAACCTTCGGTAAGAAGATAAGAAGTCCAGTCAGTCAAAAATAATGATTTACCAACACCTGTTGGTGCAACTGGAACAATTAACGATTTTCTAGGAACGCCTCCCTTAGTTATATGATTAAGCATTGTCAAACCAAATGGTATTCTTGATTGGACATCATGATAGAAATCATAACGCTTTTCAAAATCTTCCATATAATCATGACCAATATCAGTGTCAAAAGATATACTAACTGCTTCTTTTAACATATCAGGTATTGATTCAAGGGTTTGTTTTTTGTTTTCACCAGACACAATAGAATATGCGTCCAATACTGCTAATTCGCAGGCACGATTAACAACATATTTTTCGGTGGTGTTAATCATCCAATCAATATTTTGGCGTTTAATACCTGATTGAACACTATCAGAAAATAGTTTATCTATGAGTTTTTGTGATTCTTTGTATGTTAGCTCTGGCAAACCATTTGCCTTTTCAAGCTCAATTTCTAAAGCTTCTTTGGTAGGTATTCTATTATATTGGTCAAAAAAATCTTTTGACATTTTGAATATGGTTGAAGCATCGGCGCTTTCAAACACATCGTTTTTTATATATGGTAAAACTTTTATTTGATAATCTGGTACGTGAAGAAGTCCAGATAAAATAAGGGTTTCTGTTGATGAACTCATTTTTAATCCTTTATATATTTTCCTAGTGCTACAATGTGCCCTATCCATGAGCACATTGTAACAAACTGTAACCATATAGTCAAGGTTGTTTTCAGATTTTTATGACGTTTTTGATAGTTCTCGAAGCGCAATGTTACTACTTAATACATTTAATTGGGCTTCATACTGATCTTCTGTTGTTTTTATGCCATTATAATAAATGTTTTCATAAAAAGTTCTAAAATCAACATGACTTTTCTTATAAGATACTTTCAAAAAGTTTATGATTGTATCTTTAAATTGCCCTTCTAATATTATTGCATTAAATGATAGTAACTTTTTATTTTCTTCTGATTCTTTTTTGGAATCAACTATTTTGTATGATGGTATATTATCGTTTAAAATTGCGTAATTTACTTGAAGGATATTTTTCATTTTATTCCCCTTTGGGAAGAAGATTAATCTTCTTCCAACTCACTAAGGTTAATATTAGAAACTTGATCTTCCGGGTCTTGTTGCAACAACTCTACTTCACCCAATGCGTATCGGGTATGGCATGCTTCTTTGAAATCGGTATTTTCGAATATTGGTTTCCAAAACGCTGCGGTGCTGGTGTCCTTTGCTCTCCAAGATTTATCACCTTCAACACAAGGGCGTGAATACCAACCAACCTTCGGTTTTACTACATGACCAGTTTCAAGGGCGATATCAAGCAAACCAGACCATCTATTGATACCCCTTTCATATGTGACAACAACTGGAAACTTCGACTTTTCCTTGACGGCACGGGATTTGTCGGCAACCAATGTAAATTTATAACCAGCAACCTCATCATTTTCCTTTTCTTGTGCTTTTGTGATGATGAAAATTGTATTTGAAGAGTATACACCACCAGTACCACCACTGACAACAGTTTTCGAAAACATTTCTTGTGTTTCGTATGTGTGGTTGATAACAATACATGGTATATCATTAATTGTTAGATAGGGTGTAACCATGCGCCATAATGATTTCAATTGTTTTGCTCTAGTCATATCGGCAACCGCTTTTTCATTAACAGCGTCTTCAACTTCCTTTTTGGAGGCTAAGTTACCCACCGAGTCAATGAAAACTATAACATTTTCTTCTTTTTTGATATCTTGTAATTGTTTTACAATATCAAACTTCAAATCTTCAATATTTGTAATTGGTAAGTGCAAAACACGTTCCGGGTCTATACCAGCAGATTTTAGATATTCAGGTGTACAGCCAAACTCAGAATCATAATAAAGGCAAACTGCATCCTTATGTTGATTGAGGAACGAGCGGACGAACATAAGACCAAAATTTGATTTAAAGTGTTTTGATGGCCCCGCAAACATAGTTATTCCAGCGCCAAAACCTTTGTTCAAGTGTCCGGAGCATGCCAAGTTAAAAATTGGAACATCTGTGATTGTTGTTTTTTTATTGAAGAAGAAGTTAGAATCAGCCAAAACATTGGCGTGTTGAATATTAGTATTCCTTTTTAGACGTGCTAATAAATCTTTAGACATATATATTTCCTTTATTTGAGTTATGTGTATAAGCAGTAATATTTATTACTTTCCTTGTATGCCCTATTTTAACTTATTTTAAAAGAAATGTCAAGTTATTTTTAAACTAAACAAAACAACAGAAAAACTAAATAATTTTAAACTTACTTCGGAGATTATTATGAGTTTAAGTGATGCAGTTACATTGGACGAAAACATTGTTTACGCTCCGATGAAAAATAAACCAGCTTTGGAAACCCAATATACATCAGGCGTTACTGCTGATAAACCCTTCTATATACGTCATTTACAAAATATAAATGACAGAAATAGAATTAAGTTTTGGTATTTTGATCATGCTGGCGTTCAAATTGACAAACCAACATACAAATATTTTAAAGCAAAAGCTCGCAGGGGTGTTTTATTGGATTATGTACCGGGCTAATAAAAAGTACATATTATGTTTGTAATAAAAAAGGACGCTTAGCGTCCTTTTTTTACCATTTCGTATACAAGCTTATGCCATAATTCTCATAGTCTTTCTTAATATCTTTACCAGTTTCACATAATACAAAAGAAACCTGTAGCATGTTTTTAATACACTCATGTAGTGCGTCATAACGGTTCAATTGATATTTTTCTTTACAATATTGGTCTATGCCGTATAATTTAGTTGATCCCGATATGATATCAAGAGCGGTTCGTATATCACGTATATTCCAAAACTCATACGGCATCTTTTCATTAAATGTCTTATACAGCGATTGCATAAGCGTTGCATGAAATATTGTTCCATTAAGCATTATCATCGTTTTGTCATTAAGGCCAATCTTTTCACAATAGTCATTAAAGACGTATGGTAGTTGTGAAAGGTCTATCTTACTTTCAGGCTTGAAAACCTTATTTTGGGCCTCTATTGGCTGTTTCTTCCACCATTCTATAGTATCTGATGAAGAAACCCTGCCATATGTTTCTTTTTGATTTTTAACGGTAAAAAAGTATTCTTCACCATTTTTTAAAAGTTTTTCAACATCAGCATTAACACCAAGGTCAGACCATTTCCCGCCAACGAATGCTACGGATAAAACAGTAGCATTCCAAGGGGTGTCGTTAAGTGTTTCAAATTTAAATGTTAACCATTCTGCGCTCATTATATATTTTTCCTAATTATGTAAATTTTTTAAACAAACAAACCATCTAGATTTACAGGTTCTTCCGCATACCAATTACGGATTGCAAGAACCGCACTAACTGGTTTAATAAAATAGTCATGGAACATAGTTTCACGATCCACATATTTATCAAGCTCAAACTCAGGAGGTAATTTGTCTACTATTGCTATTTTGTCGTTCTTATATGGATTTGGTACTCTAACCTCATAAAGCTTTATTTTATCACCGGACACAATATTCTTGTATGTATGATCAATTGCAAAATATTTTATCAAACGATTATATGTCATTGCCGCTTTAACGTGGCCGGGTGCGCCTTTGGCGAAATTACCAAGCTCTTTGGAACCATTTTCATGCTTTTCCAAATCATTAACCCCCGTTGGTTTCCCTATTAATGAAATATCCATTTCAAAGTATTCTTTACGAATACCCTCAACTTCTTTATAAATGTCTTCCTGTGTTGAGGTATACATCATTTCATAAATCTTTTTCATCTTTTCACGGAAATATTTTGGTGTTGTTGATCGAATTGCCTCAAGACCAGTAATTTTCAATTTTGGTTTAGAATAACGAACTTTTTCATTATCGTAAACATACATTGTATAACGTTTCTTTTGAACAAATACTCCGGCACCAATTGCTTCACGTTTCATGAAAATACACTGCTCAAAACCATTCATTTCCCCCATGATAAGATCGTCAAAACCCTTTTCTATAGTTTTTTCCAATCTTGAATCACAAAACTTATCTAAAAGTGTTGTGATTTCATCCTTTGACTTTTTATACCAATTTGTTTTTGGAGAATAAACAACATCAGTAAGATCAATATAGTTAGAATCTGTATCTATACCAACAATACGATCTTTTTCCACACCAGTTATTTTATTAAGGTCATCATTAATAAACTGCGCAGATTTTTGAATAAGTGCTTGACCTGTTAATGTAATTGCTTCTGCCATATATTTGTTATAGAATCTAGAGTATCCAGAGCCAAGATAACCATACAAAGAATTGATAAGAATCTTAATAGCCTGTTCAATATTTTTCTGTATAATCGCTTTTGCTGAATAATTTTCCATCAAATACTTCAACTGTTCATTAGTCATTTCGGTTAATTGATCATGTTTATACAACTGGAAAGTTGTAGTGTTATCACGAACAATTTCATCAACCTTTACTCCACGATTAACAAATACTTTTTCTATATGTGCCGCCGCCTTTTCATAATCTTTACCTAAGCTCTTTTCAGCCTTACGCTGATTGAAGTAAAACTCGTTTAGCTCAGGGATAATACCTTGTTTGTCTTTCTTGAACATTGCACCATTAGCGGTCAAACATGCGTTCAGGCTATGTGCCAACTCACGGGCTTTTTGATACTTTTCGGTATTGAAAATAATATCGTTTGGTTCCAATGGTATAAACGTCGTTGGATTCAAAATAGTTTCCATCGAAATGTTAAATGTACGTTCAATGCTCGGATAAAGAGATGTGGCGTCAATAGACAACAACCATTCGTAATACCCAGATAACGGGTCTTTAACATAGCCACCACCATATGTTGCTGAATCACCACTGATAAAGGTTGGAACCATTATTTTTCTTGAACTCAACGCATTAGTAATGATAACATCCCAAATACGAATAGTGGTGAATATATCAAACGGTAGTATTTTTGCCTTGTAAGCAAGCGTACATCCCAACGAAATGAAACCAAGCTTTTCATCAAGTTTACGTACCAAACGAACGTCATGGATGTTATACTCGACAAATGTTTGCCAATGATTAGTATAAAAATCTTTGAAAGAACAATCATATTCAACTTTTTTGTCACCTAATTCCAAGTTTGCAATATAATCAAGCTTGTAAGACTCTGCCTGATTTCCCGAAAACTTTTTATATAGTTCAAGATAATCAAATATATTAATTCCAGCTATCTCTACCTTTATAGTATCTTTACCAAAACCATTTTTGGCATTTCTCTTAGTTACAATTTTCCAAGGCGAAAGCATTTTGACAAAATCTTCACCCAAAACTAACTCTATGCGATTAACCAAATACGGCAAGTCGAATCCTTCAATGTTCCATCCTGTAATATAATCTATATTACTAGAAACCCAAAGTTGTATAAATTTTTTCAGTAAGTCTTTTTCATCCAAACATTTTATAAACTTGGCATCTTTATCATTAATTACAGCATCTTTGTAACCAAAACAATATATTTCGCCTTTATGACCATTTCCATTTAAAGACAATGATATCAAACTTATCTTTTCATTAGCCTTTTCAATATCAGGAAACCCATATTCGGTTTCCGTTTCAATATCGACATTACCAACAACTAGATGTTCAGTATTGAAAACTCTTGAAAGGTCGCCGGGATACATTTCATTCATCATGATATATTCATAATGGGGAAACCCGAATATTTTATGCTTCATTGTTTCGTATGTATCGAACCATTGCTTTGCGTCGTATTGTGATGTAAAATCCATCTTAATTAATGATTTGCCAAGCAATGTTTTGTATTCAGACTCTTTGTCAGTCTCAAAATAGTAAGACGGTTCGATGCGTCTTTTGTAGCGGTTTTCTATGCCGTTGTCATACTCTCTAACTAAAACATTATTTTTGTGTACATAAAAGTTTTTGTAGTATTTTGCCATAAATTTATTCCCTTTGCCCCTATGGGTTCCTATTATTTCTTTTCGTAAATCTTATCTAATTCTTTTCGTTGTTCTTCGGTCAAAATATCATATATATCTCTAGCCTTATCAAAACTCACATTGTAATACTTGATAATATTTTCAATTGTTTCATTCTTTTCAACCTTGACCCATTTATTAAAACGTTTCGCAGGCGGTATAAGATAAAGTAAAAACTCATAATGCATCAAGTTACTTACATTAAATTGAGACAGACCTCTAATGTTCAATTCATTGATGAAGAGGACGCTATCAAGGCTATATGATAATGAGCGTAAAACTGGAAAAGGTGGGTATTGTTTTTCGGCGGCTTCTGGACTATCTGATTCACGTATAATGTTTATTTTTTCACGACTGTTAATAGAGTTCAATGCCTCTATAAATCCCATTTCTGCCATACTTTTCTCCATGTGTGTGGTAGTATACCTTCAATGTTACAATTTGTCAACATTTCATTGCGAAATGTTGACAATATCTTGTTCCAATAAATTAGATACCGAAATATTATTAACTGTTTTCTTTAAAGAATTATTATAAATCAAACGGTCAAGACCAATTGCAATTTCTAAAACTAAACACCTAATTTCTTTATTTTTCATTATAGGCTTGTACTTAAAGTCATTTCGCAACGAAACACTACTTATTTCCATCCACTTATCATTATTAAAAACTTCAATGTCTATTGTTTTTAGTGAGTATGACGGTAATCTATCAGATAAAACTATTCTAGTTGGAAGTGTCAATAATTCACTAAACATGTTAGCAAGTTTTTCAATAACATTACGTTGATAATCATTTTTTGTATCTTCTGAATAAATGCACTGAAACTCTAATTGGTAAAACTCTTTGAATCGGCAATGTTTAGTCGCTTGGTCTTGTTCCTTACGGAAACTTTTACTTGCTTGATACACACACAATGGTAATTTTTGTTGCTGATTGAAAAGATGCTCCGCATAAAAATAACTTGCCGATGTAGTTTCAGGCTTCAAAGCTAAATCACCAATAAAATAAACATCCTCTTCTGTATAATTACTATTAACGTATTCAGTTGGTATTAATGAACATGATTCTATTTGATGAAAATCCCATGCTCTATTCTGCTCCCAAAGTATATTTTTTATTTTTTCAGATATTGTAGCAATGAAATGATTTCGTAAAGAAATATCGTCGTTAGTGTAAAAAGGCAGACCATTATAATTATACAAATGTAGCATTATATTATTCCATATATTTTCATTAGTTTTATTTGTTCATTTGTTAATGGTACTTGACGCTCACGATTTATAGAACTTATAATTTTCGCTTCGGTTTTTTTCTTATCTTCAATTTGATGTTCATACCACCATTCATGTAATGCTGGGTTTTGTGCAAAGTCATATCCTTTTTGTTGTAATATTCTACAGGTACTACACAATAAAGATTTTATTTTTTCATATTCAGCAATCTTTTTTCTTTCTTCTTCTCTGTCCATTGCCGATTCGGCATCATAACATGGCATATCAATTCTCTCTTTTATTTTCTAAGTATTTTACAATTACATTCCAATTAGGATATCGCAGTGAACCATAATGTATCAATTCTCCGGTAAAGCTATCTTGACCTTTACCAAAAGTAATGTCATCAATTAAATATTGACCAAGTAGCAAACCTTTATGCGGTGCAATTATTAATTGATGACATTTATCATGGCCGAAATACTTTTCTATCCATAAACGTTTTTCTGTGTATGAGTGAGCGTTTATGACAGATGGCGCAGTTAAAAACCAAATGTCATAATCGTCCAAGCTATCAATATATTTTACTGATTCGACTGCATATTCTAATGGTTCTAACCCAAGATAAAATCCCACAACACTTTGCGGGTAGTCCAAGTTATATGGATTTTCTAACATTGCCTTTCTATAATTAGCAATAGTATCATCCATATCAACGTATACAATTTTTGATAAATCATTTTTCATAATCAGGGTCTTTATAATTTGGTTTCTGATAATACCACTCTGGGTTTGTGACAATAAGCACACCAGCACGTAATAATTCTTGATTACCGTCTCCGGGTATATTATTCAGTAACATATAAGTATGATCTGCTACTTCTTCCATACCTTCTATTTTCATATTCAATTTAGAATCTTGAATATGAAAATTTTTTAGCCAATAATCTATTGGATTTAGATACCATGTACGTTCTTCATCTGCTTTTATTGCCATTATACCAGTATTTTCATAATACGGGACGTAATCTATCAACAATCTCCAACTTTGAATGTTATATGTTTTCCCATTGCCAATAGATTGTATTTTTGTTAAATCACCAACAGTTTCCAAATATTTGAAGAAAATGTTTTCTTTTGCCAGTTTGTATATTATCATTCTGTTTTACCTTTGGTAAACATTATAGGCTCATTGCCAAAACAAACCTTCCGTCATTGAACTCTGACGATGGTCTTACCCATATAACACCATCTTGCAATGAAAGGTACACTACCATTTTTGTTTTATCTGCTTCATTTAAAACATTATTACTAAGGACACGATAAAAGCCGCCGCTTTTCACATGCTTAACAAGGTTTCCATCCTTAAACTCTTTCTTAGCAACTGTATATTCAATAGTTGCCTCAATCATATAATCAAAAGATGATTCATAATATCCGGTAATAGGTGTTATTGAATACAAATTAATATCTTCTTTAATGTCTTTTGTTATAAATGTTTTTATTGCAGTAAGCTCGTCAATAATACCCAAAGAAATTTTATACTCACTCTGATTAAAGACAACAGTTTTTGTTAAAAGTGTTCCGTCTGTTGGTTTTTCATCGTTTCTCTTATCGTTGATAATACGGCTATCAAGCATATTAACTGCGACATCAACAATCGCAGTTAAATCTTTCAATATATTCATTTTGTTTCACAATCCATCATTATTTGAGTTAAAAGTGCAACTATATTAATTTCTTTATCTGCAACAAAATTATCTTTATATTGATAATCTGCAAGATGAAGAACTAGTTGCGGCAAACTATCATTCACGATAAATGTATTGGATTTATCATAAATCTTTCTACATAAGGCTGTCATTTCCAAATTTGGTGTTGATGCAACCCATTTACGCATTCCTGTAAAGTTTTTCTTACACAATATTTCAATTAGGTCATCAATACCAGCAGATTCGACAGCATTAATTGTTTCAGAATCTATTTTACCAATTGCAGCTATACGCTGAACTGTGTTAATTACTTTTCTGAAATCCGGAAAGTATTTCTTTACAATCTTTCCTAAACTTACCTTATCATATTCAACTTCATTATCATCCAATATTAATGATGTTCGAATAAACATTTCCTTAACCATATTTTGATGTTCATCAGCCGGTATTGTGAAGTCAATATTTGTACATCTAGAATGAATTGGCTCCATCAAACGATTAGGAAAATTACAGGTAAGTATAAATGTACAATTCACCGAAAACTCATCAATAAAGTTACGCAAAGCTGGTTGAACTGAATCAGTAGTCAAGTAATCAGCTTCGTCTATAATTACACATTTTCTTGTGTCATCAAATGAATATGTGCTTGCAAACTGAGTTATTTTAGTTCTAAGGGTATCAATTAGGCGTCCTTCGTTTGAACCATTAATTACCATTACCTCATACCCCAATTCAGCGCATAGTGCCTTGGCAAGAGTGGTTTTACCTGTTCCGGCAGGGCCAGACAATAAAAGGTTTGGTAGTTTACCACTTTTAAGAAACCCTAATGCCGATTTCTTTGTGTTTTTTGGCAAAATACATTCGTTAACAGTTGTCGGTCTGTATTTTTCTGCCCAAATAGCATGCTCTAAGTTATACATTATTCTCTCTTTGTTTGAAATGAACAGGGTTTTGAAAACCCTGTTGAATGCTGGGTTACTTGGTAATTGTTGCTGCGATATAATAAGTCACACGATCACATTCAAGCATTGTCATTTGAGATTCAAAAATTGTTACGTTATAATCTTCTGGCAATAATTTGAAAACTGATGCGTCATAGACAACCTTGAATGTTTTTTCAGTGGCACCAATCTCAATTTCAAAAACGTCACTCGCTGGGTTTTTTATATCTTGTGTCATGACGTATATCTTTCCATCTTTTCCTTCGATAACAATATTTTGTGAAGAAAGGACACTAGATGCCTTCATAATACGAATGAATTGCTCATTAGTTATTTTAAAGGTTGTTAAAACAGGAGGTGATTTAAGCTTTTTGTCGTAGTCAAAAGAAACGATTGTTTTTGGGTCTGAATATTGATACTTGACGTAACGATTATCTTCACCGATTGATACATAACGATCATTAAAATCTAATTCAGGGTCTTTATACAAAGACAGTACCGACAAAAACTTAGAGAGGTCAAATACAGCAAAATCGGTAGGTATTGTTTGATCCAACGTAGCCATACCAATCACAGTGTTAGAAGCAGAGCGTGTTTTAACAACGTTTCCTGTCTTAAATTGTATGTTGTTACAAATAGCCGCAAAGTTCTTCAATACTTCAATAGAGTTTTGGTTTAATTTCAATTTCATTTTAATTCCTTTATATATGTGTTTGTTCCATATGTGGTGTATTGTATAGTATGTGTAACTGTTTGTCAATAGCCTTAAAGAAAAAAGGAACTTTCGTTCCTTTAGCTTTTTCCAGTCATAATGTAGTTAATAAAATAATCTGCTTGTTTAACTAACAATTCTCTGTTTTTATCTTTATAATTATCGAAAATGAATTGTTGTCGTAATTGTCTAATATATTCTTCTTCCAAATTATTTATAGGCACATACATATTGGGTTTTTTATCTTCATCGTGTACAATATCTATTATATTATCAACGAGACGCAAAAGTTCATTGTCAGTGCCATCGAGCTTCATAACATTAAAATTTATGGTATAATCATTTATTAATTTTTTGATTTTATTTTTCATTATTATTTTCCCTCAATTATTTTTATTATCTTTTCTTCATATTCTTTTGGTACGGTGCAGTGACGAATAAAAGTTTCATATTCTTTGTCGCTCAGACCTAAGAAAACACTAAGGGAATCAGAGGCAGAACAGTCATGCCAAAAGCTAATTAAGTCAGTTATAAAATCTGCTACATCTTTTCTCATATTTCTGCACCTATTTCTGCGTGTATACCAACCAAAAGATCAATTGTAGATTTTCTCAAATCTTCTGGGTCTGCTGTCATTTCACTCAAATCTAAATTATTGACATTTTCTATTATAAGCTGGGTAAGAGTTTTGTTTGCCGTATCAATATCCATATCATCTGACATTTCAACAGAAGAAAGAACAACATTCAAGTCGCTTGGCATTTCCATCAATGATTTCTTAATAAATTGCTCAAACGCTAAGTCATCTTCTTTTTTTATACAAATTAGTTTGATATACTTCCCTTTAATACTATCAGTTGGAGGGTCTATACGAACTATTTCATTTTCAAGAGTGTTCCAATACTCCATTTTGTGAAATAGTGTATGGGGATTGACAGTGAAATTAATTTCATGTGTATTTGTGTCAAGAATCCAAAACCCCTTTTTATCGTTCCAATCATTCCAATTTAATTCATACGGTGTTCCAGTATACAAAATATTTCCCCTGTCACATTTTGTGTGAAAATGGCCTGATATTACTTTGTGAAAGCGATCAAATATTTCTATATCCATTCCTGTTTCGCAAACATGACCACGATGCATTTCAAAACCTTTCAATTCAAAGTGCCCGGCGACATAATCACAAACAGTATTGTTTATAAAGCTTATAGACTCAGCGTAGTTAGAATTGTTTATCCAAGGTATTATTGCACATGTAAATGTATCATTATTTTCGTTTAATGTCAATTCAGTTAATGTTGAGATAACATGTATGTTTGGTATATCACTCAATAACAAATTTGGTGAGTTTATGTGATTGGAACTTTTTAATGCAGTATCATGATTTCCAAGTAAAACATATATTTCAACATCATAATCTTGTAATAGTTTAGGGAAATATTCTTTTAATGTATGAAGAGTTTTGAAGTTAATATATTGGCGGCGATCAAAAAAATCACCAACCTGTATAACTTTCCTAATACCATTTTCTTTAAGATATGGAAAAAACACATCAATAAAAAACTTTTTTTGATACTCAGCAAGTATTTCGGAATCATTCCTGATTCCGAAATGAACATCACCTAAAAATGCTATTTTCATGTGATGTTCACCTTACGACACTTTAATGGAAAGATTATCTAACATTAAGTTTACGTTATTGCAATATTCAATCGGGTTGAAAACATTATCATCATAACAAACCATATAAGAAGTTATTATATTGTGGGTGAAGTTAGCATCTACTTGTATATTGTTTATTGTATCCATTTTATTATTCCTTTTAAGAAGCCCATATATCATCAAGGGTAGCAGCCTTGCTCTTTTTTACTTTTGTTTTTTTCTTATTGTTTTCTTGCTTATCTTCAAAACGTTTGATAAAATCAGTAACATGGTCTAAGTCTGGAAGAACTATGTTATCATGTAAATGCTCGGAATTATCTGCGTTTGTGTCACGTTCTGAAAGCTCTGATAAAACTAGAGATTGCATCAATGCTTTATATTTGACATACGTTTCCTCTTCTTCAAGTTTTATTCGGTCAAGGTAACGGTAATATGCTGTTTGTGTAAAATACGAAAAGGGGTTTTTTGTTTGATATATGTCGAAAGAATCAATATACTTTATACATTGTTCAACGGCATCACCTATCATTTCATCTTTAAAAGGTAAGTTTGCGAAGTTATATTTCTTGGCCAAATTAGTGCATATCTTTAATATGCATTCGCCTATCTTATCTGATATCTTAGGGGGTTTTGCTTCCAATCCCATTTCTAAATCTGCTTTATACTTATCAACACGAATACGGCGTTCAACAAGAGCCTCATAAAATTCTTGTTTATCGACGTAGTGTCTTTCCTTAGCAGCTACTGGCTTATCCTGTCCAATCTTAATGATTGTAGACTTTTTATACTTATGTTCTGGATTATAATTCATTTCCATTATATTTCACCTTCCATTGGTGTTACTAAACAATTACATTATATTACATTGGTTAACATTTGTCAATCTTTTTTTCAATTAAAAAGAAATAAATGACGAAATGATGGAAAATTGTACATTTGATCGGAAATATGTAAAAAGTGCTTGACAAGATTTTTAATATGTGTGTATAATCCTGCGGAGCAAAGGTTGTTGAGCAAGCCTGAGTGTTGAAAGTACGGCCTTGCCAGAGGCCGATATGAAAGGTTATGTGCTGGCCCAAGAATAGATAAAGATGCAACTATACAAAATGAGCTAACGCTGTCCGTAGGACACTTGATGAGTGTAACGAATCAAGTCATATTTTAATACAAAAAACTCTAAAACACAATGGGTTCATTTCATTCACCCATGTCTGCGACAAATTACAATTTTTAACTTTACACACCAGACGAAAAATGGCATAATATCATTTTTAACCACTTTGAGATAAACATGAAAGAATTATTTACCCGTGGTGTAGTTGACTTTATACCACCAATTAATAAACCAGTATTAAATGTAAAAGCTGGTTTTGACCCCACATCACCACATTTACATCTTGGTCATTGTGTTCTTTTGAAAAAGTTACGTGATTTTCAATTAGAAGGACATAATGTCATCATTATTATAGGTGATTTTACTGCTACTATAGGTGATCCTACAGGTAAAAGTAACACCAGAGTTCAGTTAAGAGAGCATACAGTAAAAGAGAATGCGGAAAAGTTTTTAAGTCAAATATTCCGCATCCTTGATAAAGATAAAACTATTGTAAAGTTTAATTCTGATTGGTGGTCTAAAATGACTGCTGCCGACATGATTAAACTTTCATCTTCCATCACTGTTTCACGAATGCTTGATCGTGATGATTTTAAGAAAAGATTTGAATCACATGTTTCTATTTCAATGCATGAGTTTTTATACCCATTACTACAAGGCCATGACTCAGTTATTGTTAATTCTGATATAGAGATAGGTGGAACTGATCAACTTTTCAACCTTCATATGGGTCGTAATCGCCAGTCACAAGAGGGTATGGAGCCACAAGGAATAATGACATTACCTATTCTGTTAGGAACAGATGGTGTTAATAAAATGTCTAAGTCTTTGAACAACACGATTAATATAGATGATAATGCATTTACTATTCGTCAAAAGATTTTGAATATGCCAGATAGTAATATACCATCATTTATGTGGTTATTGACAGGCGAATCACTTGAAGAAGGATTTGATATACTTGAGACTAAGAAACTTTTATATACCAGAATTATAGAGTTGTTGAAATCATCAGATGATGGTATATTAACACTAGAAGTAAAAGAGGATTCATTACCGATACCAGCAATTATTAATCGTTTGAAAATTGCAAAAAACTCTGCCGCTGCCCGTGATGTTGTATCGAAAGGTTCAGTGCTTGTGGATGGTATTGTTGTTAATGTCGATACACGTATAAACAACAATACTTCTTTTGAACTAAAAGTTGGTAAAAAAGAAGCGATACAAGTTAAATTGATTGGAGTTTTAAAATGACAACTGGCTGCAAATCATGTGATGCGATTGAGTTACCATCATGTGCGTGTAATATTGAAATGGATATGGAAATATGGGTTAAAAAATATTTTAACCCTTTTCAACGATTATTTTCCTTCTGTATATTTGAAAAAACATTAGGTTTAGACAATTTTTTAACTGTGGTTAGAATGTCACACCAAGATTTTTTATATTATCTCAGTCATAATGGTTGGGGAATAATCCCAAATGATTATAAACTTTTTATTGACAACTTGTCAGAAAGTGACTACAATAGTATTGTAAATGGAAAAATAGTATATCCATTTACTTTTGAAAAGGATGGTTAAAATGAGCGAAAAGTTCAAAGTAACAGCGACATTTAATGTCAATTTGGCACAAGCGATTGCGCTTAAATCATTTTTTGAAAAATGGGAGTTTAATGCAGCTATCGGGGCATCACGTCATGTTAGTTTTTATGTTGACGGCGATGGTGATTTTCACCCGCATATTGTTTTTAAATCAGAAAAAGATTTAAGCGAATATGATTGGGTACTGCCTTATGCCGAGGTGGAAGAAAATAAGTTTGACTATGGTTGGCTTATGACAAGAATTGAAAACAATATTAGAGAAAATGATGAATAAAAGAAACAAAGAATTATATGAAACGTATTTAAACGAAGCTGCTGATGATGGTGTAAAACCTCAATATAGAGAGGCTTACGCAACAGCAAAATTGATTAAATCGGCTTTAATCAATCGCTCGTATAAAGTTTTATACGATGATATGGAAATACAAACTTTTGATGTTGTTGTTGACATTCCGGTAGACCCTGTTTTCGGGATTTATTTCGAAGATGATGGAGACGGTGAATCAGTTATGGCAATTTCCACAGAAGATGGAATACAAATAAAATATGTCTCATAATAAAACATATCCTTACTTATACACATATCAAGATTATTTGAAGTTTTATTTTAGTGATAACCAAATTTCAAATATGAAATACCACAACGAAATGCGCAACTTTATTCGTGCTAATGGTGGAGTCATAACAGATAAAATGATTGAAATAAATCCTTTTGTGAAAGACTTTTTATGCACATGTTGTTCTTGTGGTAATAAAACAACGCACGTCTATATGATAGGCCCATCATATTCAGATTTTGGTGATGATGACTATGGTATTTGTGAAGATTGTTTATCTAAATCGTATCAATTGATGAAAAATACACAGAAGAATATAAAAATGAATTTAATGTCTAACTTTGATGATATTACCGAGTTTCAAGGTGAATATCGTTGGCTTTCCAATTTTTCACCTTGTTCAATTTATATGGATGGCGAAGAATATCGTTCGGTTGAGCATGCATATATGGCAGCAAAATCTGATTCTAAGGAATGGAGAGATTTCTGTATTAATACAGAATCCCCCGGTTTTATTAAGAAAGAATCTAAAAAACTTTCAGTTAAACATAATTGGGATGTTATTAAATTGGAAGTAATGTCAAAATGTCTAACCCAAAAGTTTAATCAAGAGCCGTACCGTTCCAAATTGATCGAAACAGGCGACCGTCATATACAGGAGGGAAACCGCTGGGGGGATACTTTTTGGGGTGTTGATCTTAAAACTGGTAAGGGAAGTAATATGCTAGGTACATTAATCATGAACATTCGTTCAGAGTTAATAAAACAAAGTAAAAATGTAAAGCCTATTGAGGAAACTCCACTAGGAACTGATTTTGCTGAATATATGAAAACCGGGAAACTTCCTACTGAATAACCACGGCAGGAGCCATTAAACATTGTATAAAATTGCCTCTTTGTTTAAAGGTAAAGGGGTATGGATACCTAAAAAGTTCTGTATAAAAATGGACATAAAATGATAGAAACTATAGCAAAAATAATCGACGTATTCTCAAAAACAAATAAACATAACCACAATTCTAATATAAAAACAGTTCGTGAAACTGAATCAAACAATATGAACAATGTTTTTTTAACATTTGCAAAAAAAACTTTTGTTATTTCAAACTCAGTTGATCAAATACTTTCGTCTATGATACGCAAGTATTTGAATGAACAATGCCGCCGCATATATTCTAATGGTGATTATGTAATAAAATCACATTATGGTAATATGTTTCGTGAAGGGAATATGGATTATGCATTCTACAGACACCCTGATGATGGTTGTTTCTATAAGTATAAAAAAACTATTATATGGATTTCTAATACACATAGGGATTATGACGGAATGACGTTAAAATATATTAGAGGAACATTTAATCTTTCTTCTTTTGTTAAAGAAGTTCGTGAATATAATCGTTTGAAAATAACAACTGAAAACAAAACATCATACTTCAACAATTATCGCATACATGAACGCATTGGCATGAGTAAGATGATATATGATCATAAAAGTGGCGGCGACCCTAAAGATGGAGATTCTTCTGCACCTGATGTATGTGGCGAATCACCATCAAAGTTTTACAAAACCGATGAGTTTTTAAATTGTACATACACAGATATCAATATTAACACGCAAAAAGCAAGTCCTTTTGATTCATTGTATTATTCAACACAAGTAATGGATATAGTTGCCGATGTAAATGAGTGGCTAAAACGCCGTGAGTGGTTCATAGAACGTGGTTTGCCGTGGAAACGTGGAATCCTATTACATGGCCCCGGTGGAACCGGGAAATCAAGCCTCGTGAGAGCTATGGCGATGCATTTTGGTCTACCATTGAATCATTTCTACCTTTCATCAATGGACGACAATGATTTCAAAAAAGCTTGGGAAAGTTCGGCATCTAATACACCATGTATTATATTACTTGAGGATTTTGACGCAGTTTTCCATAAACGAACCCCTGTAAACAAAGATTCAAACTTAAACTATGATACTATTCTCAATATGATCAGCGGCGTTAATGATTCTTCTGGTATTTTGTTAGTTATCACAACTAATCATATTGAGCATATTGATGAAGCAATGGGAGTTACCGTTGAAAATAAAAATGGTATATCTTCAAGACCCGGACGTATAGATCGTGTAGTTTATATGGGTGTTATGGAAAATGACCAACGTCAAAAACTAATACACAAAATCTTGCGTGATTGGCCTGAATTAGAAAAAAATGCCTTTGATGAAACGACTAATTTTACTGCGGCTCAAGTGCAAGAATATTGTATAAAGGTTGCATTAGAACAACTACACGGAAAATAAAATGAAACTTCAAAACGGTATCGGAGAATGTGAGACATTGCATATTTCCGGGACAACGAAAAAACAGTTAAAAAACGCAATTCGTTGTTTTTATTCCTGTATAGGCACAAATAATTTTGAATGCTTCTATATTGATGAAACTACAGAAACACCAAAATTAATTCTTAGTAATTATAAACCCGCTCCCTATTTTTATTACTTAGAAAAACGATTAGAAACCCCCGATGAATGTTATATTTTTGCTAAAAAATGGATTAATAATACATTGAAAAGATTTATTATGGAAGAAGATATGATTCCGGGGTTTTCTGTGAAATATATCCATGATATTCTACCATATATTGAAATATCAATCAATACAATTTATACTGGACAATAAAATGAGTTTAATAACAGAACTAAAAATACATACTGACAATTTTGATGCTTTAGATAATATCACAGAAATCATAATGGGAAAGGATAATTTCAAAACAACATTTACACATTATTACAAGAATCAAAGTGAGACGGCCTTTTTTATATTACAGTACAGTGGTGAATTTTATGACAATGACGATAAAGTGTGCAAACCATTAAAGTTGGCTTACACAATAAAGAAACCATCGCAATTAAAAGAAGTTATAATGGGAATTTTAAATGATATGCAATATCCAAAAGATAAACCAAGTACAGACGGGGATTTAACTAAAGGATATGAATTAGAATATCGTTTCAGAACACTAAAAGTAAAACCAGCGTGGATAGTTTACTCAAAATGAAAAAAGGGCTTTAAGCCCTTTTTTCATTTCATTATAATTTCAATAATTTCTTCTTTTAATATAACCGATTCGGCATGAATACTATAGTCATTAAGACAATCAACTAAAATCATTTTGTCAATAATATTTAAATTATTTATATCAATTTCAGAAAAACTTGTTGTTATTTGTGGTAAAACATTAACATTACCAACTTTTTTTAATTTATACATTAGAACACCTCATAATTCACACCATCTGTTAATATAGTCACACTACCACTCACACCTACTATTGGTATAGCAACCGTATGATCATCACCACCATTATTTTTTAGTAATAATGAAATACTTGGGTTGGTTGCAGTATTTTTGTAATTTATTTTTAATGATTTCCATCCACCATTGATTACTGTTGCGAATGTTAACTGTACTTCCTCATCAATGTTGATGAATATTTCTTCAATATTATAAAACCAAAAATCACTTGGGCTTGTGCCAAATTGTTGTACGGAAGACATATACAACATTTTTTCAACACCAGAAATATATGTAATATTATTGAAATTAGGAGTTTGTGTTAGCACTAAATTAACTATTGACCCAATAGTTAATTGCACGAATGATGAATATAATCCATTTATAGCATTATTAAAATTAACCACACAGCTATTACCAGAACTATATAATTGTATGCGATGTTCCTTAATATATGATGTGTCTGATTCATATACTTGTACTCCATTGGCATATGTTGCTGTATATTCGCCTAATGCTGCATAACTAGCATCTATAATTACATCTGTATACGATGTGAAATCCATATATAAATAGGGGTCATTTATAGTAGCTAAATTAATATATTGACATGATTTTGCTTCCTCACCTGCCCATTTTGAACTAGTATTCAATAAATTATAATAATTAATATTAGATTCGCCAGTAGGTGTTAACATCTTTTTTCGAGAGCTTATCATCAATTTATTGTAAAACAATTCTAAACCAGTATCTGCATAAACAAAACTCTGGAATTGGTTTGGAGTAACAGTAACCCAAGCTGAACCATCATATACCTTCAAAACATCATTATTATTAGTGTCAACCCATGTTTTACCAAAAAACGGTGCACTAGGTTCATTATCACTAATTACGTCAATAATTCCACGAGCAACAACTCTTTCAACCATTGTTAATATATTATCATTGACAAAAGTATTCAATGCATCAACTGTATTTCCTATACTTTGTATTTGATTATCATAATACTTAATTGGTAATACACTTAATAAATTATTAAAGAACACGCCATAATCGCCAAGTTTAACACTAACGCCATTAAAGACACCATCACTTGTAAAATGATAACAATTACCATCAATTGCACCTTCTGGCGGAACAACAACTAATTCTTGACCCTGATACGTGAAACTAGGTGTTCCTCTAACCATCTCCAATATTTCTTTAGAAAAAAATGACCCATAGATGGAAAATAAACCAATTTTAAAGTTAGTTCCCGTTATATTCAAATTTTGAGATGAAGTAGTATTTCCAGAAGATACTGTAACATATCCATCTAATATATCAATGCCAATATTAACGCTTGTACTATTGGCATCAAATGTTAGACCAGTAAACTCATGTTCACCAAATGAATCAATTAACAATACCCCATTATTATTTGGAACCTTAACAATCGGTATCAATGAATAATTAGTAGCTGGATTACTACTACCTAAACTTGTTAAAATCAAATCGTTAATTGGATCAGTATACGTATCTTCATATATTAAAAGAAATGCATAAGATATACTTCCAGTTGTATCAATCGTAACATATTTCATACCATTAGTTTGATCTATAACCGGACTTGATGCACCAAAAACACGATAATTAGATGCGAATGGATATATCGGAGGTGAACTTGTATTGGCAATCATATTCAAATCACCCAACGATGTGGAGTCATAATAAGTATCATATGCTAACGGTAATGCCGTAACTGGCCCTAAACTAGTAGACGATGCAATATCCCAATCACCAGTTACAGATAAACCGCCACCAGCACCCCCAATTGATGTAAATTTACTAACATCAAATGTATTTCCACTAACATGAGATTCATTGCAAATATAAAGTGTGTCATTATAAACAATAAAACTCTTATAACGATTACTTGCAACATAACTCGTATTTGATTTCCAAAAATCAACACTTAATAATTTCATATCATTACCTTTAAAATATATTAACTATTTACAATTATAAGATATCTAACTGGTATTAACTAATTAAATGGAAATGTTTTTATAATAAAAGTAAAGAGGTATGGATACATAAAAGATCACGAATAAAAATGAGGGTCAATATAAAGCTAAAGGGTAGGGGGAACCCATTACATCCTGTATAAAAATGACCCTTTTATTTTACGCTAAACCCCTATAGTACCTTAACACTTCTGTATAAAAATGACACATGAAGAAAAATAACTTGACAATTAAAGCTAAAGGGATATGGATACCTAAATGGTCGCTAATAAAAATGACACATAAAATTACATTGAGTTTACATATGAAACAAAAATAACTTGACAATATAAAGCTAAAGGGTAGGGGGAACCCATTACATCCTGTATAAAAATGACACATAAAATTACACTAAGATACTTGACAAATAAAAATGACCCTTTTATTTTACGCTAAACCCCCTATAGTACCTTAACACTTCTGTATAAAAATGACACATAAAATTACAAAAAGGCACTTGACATACGAATTTGCAATGTGATTTTGTAACAAAATGTGTATATTTCTGACCAATGTAAAAGTGTAACAATTTGTTAAAAGTCGCAGAAACAAAATTTGTTTTGTAACAAAATGTTTCATGGCTTAACATTTTGTTTCTAGTGTTGACAAGTCTAGATTTGTACGTTTTTGGTGATTTTTGTTACATTTTCAGCGATCCTATTGACAAGTGATATGATCTATGCTAGACAATCTATTTTTATAAGATTGTCTAGCATTCTATCTATTTGTTACCTTGTCTTATTGGACAAGGTTGATAACGAGGTTATCAGTCTTGATGGCCAGTTGCAGGATGCTTTCGTACTTGAAGGTACGAACGATTACGGCATCTTCCAGCCCTTGCTTTGGAGCCTCTTCCTTTTTGACAGGCATGAAGGGCTTGATGGCCTCAAAATCGACGGGGTTGCCGTTTTCATCCACATATTCGGAGCCGCCACGATAGCCTTCCACAATCGTTTGCAGGTACAGGCCGCCGTCCTTTTCGATGATGGCTTTGCCGTAGGCATGGCGACCCCATTTCAGACCTTCCTTTTGGAAGTCTTGCTCTTTTCCTTCGATGGCACGATTTTGGTTGACATCCTTTTCGTAATCCTTGTTGATGCTGACAACGGCCTTGTAAATCTTGAAGATCGGGCCGAACGGGTTCGGGATAGTCTTGGTAGCAACGTCCTTTTTATTGAGCTTGACGGCGGTTTTGGCGGTCATGATGACGCCGGTCAGGGGAGACGTGTTGGCGGCGAAGAAGGCGGTCATGCTCATGGTCGGGATGGCGTTCATAGCGGTAGCTCCTGTGGCTGTTTGCTGTCTTGATAGGTTCATTATAAGGGATTTCTTTTAGACTGTAAAGAAAAAGATTGAGAGAAATGTTATAGGAATGTTATTTTGTTTACATTGTGGATACATTTGGATTTGCCGCAGGTTCGGTGTTTGTCTCCCCCGTTTTCAGGTATTGGTGTTAGTATAATGAAAAAGACTTCCAAACGGAAGTCTTTTTGTGTAACGGTTTGTGTAGTTTATACCTCAAGCCGGAAGTAGAACTTTTTGAGGTTTTCCGAAAATCCTGCGGATGCTTTCGGATTATGCGCTGCCTTGTTGTAGGAATGGAACAGTCGCAGTGTGGCGATTTCACTGCCAAAGGCGTAATAAGCGCCTCCGATATATTCGACAGAAACCGCTTCGCCTGCCATTTTCGTCATCATTGCGGCAGTCTTGGTGATTGCGTTGGTGGTGCCGAAGATTTGGTCGTTGGTCATGGCTGCATCTCCAAAAGTGGTTGTTGTCTTGATGAGTTCATTATAAGGAATTTCTTTTTAACTGTAAAGAAAAAGTTTGAGAGAAATGTTATCGAAATGTTATTTTGTTTACATGTGGTTACGAACATATTTTGTGTAAGTTTGGTGTTTGTCTCCCCCGTTTTCAGGTATTGAGTGGATTATAAACGAAAAAAGGCTTCATGCGAAGCCTTTTTTTGTAACTGAATGTTATTGGTTAGGATATTTCCACCCATTCCTCGCTTGCAAGCTTTTGTCCTGCCTTGAGGGTTTCCACGACGCAATCTTGCTGCCAGCGGATTTGATCAGGGGCGATATCACAAATTTCTTCACAATACCCTTCTACATCATAGAAGAACTCACCAGAGCCTTGGATATGGCGGAAATGGCGGCCTTTAGGAGTGGAAACTACCACATAAAGGGTAGTAACCGAGCGACCATCAGACAACTCCACCAAGCGATACATTTGGGAAACCACGAACTTACCAGCTTGGATTCCGGAGAAGAGATTGTTTTGCATGGTGATGCTCCCGTTGATGATGAGGTTATTTTAACTGAAAAGAGACTATTTGGGAAGTCTCTTTTCACTCATCTTTGTAACGGTTTGTTAACCAACCTTGACGCACTCAAGGATTTTGTAGGATGATTGATTTCCGGACGGGTTATAGACTTTTCCGACAATCATGGGTATGGTTGTTTTTTCCGTGAAGGTCAAACCTTCCAGATTTCCGGAAATGAACAGCCGGGTTACTTGGTACATGATGGTATTCCCCTTTGTGGTATGGCTTTATTTTAACTGAAATAAAGCCAGATATCAATAGCCGAATGTTACTTTTTGGTTTCGGATTTGATTGCCACTGTGAACGTTCCGCAACAATTGTAAACATGAATTCCGGTGAACCCATCCTTCTCATATGCGGAAAAGTAGTTGTTTGAAGAACCAACCAGCCAGACGCCTTTGATACCCAAAGTGTTTTCATTGGACATGTTGATGGTTTTTTCGTCAACCTGATTGAATTGAGCGCCCTTGTGGTATTCAGTGCCGTCTGTCATGCCATCAAAGGAAGATTCTTGACGGATGTACAGGTTCTTGGCATTCTTGCGGATGAATGCCTTGAGGGTTGCTTTGGTGATTCGCTTGCTGGTCATGATATTGCACTCATGTTTGCTGTCTTGATAGAGTCATTATAATGGATTTCTTTTTATCTGTAAAGAAAGGGATTGTTATTTTGGTGTTACTTTTTAACATATTGGTTACAAACACATTTTGTGCAGGTTCAGTGTTTGTCTCCCCCGTTTTCAGGTATTGAGGTAAGTATAATGAAAAAAGCTTCCATATGGAAGCTTTTTTGTGTAACCTTTTGTTTACTTGAGGTTGACGGGGATACCGAAAGATTCTTGTGCCAGTGCGGCTTGTGCGGCCTTTGTGAAGCCACGGTATACGAAGCCGCCAGCGGTTGCAGCAACGTGCAGAACGGTGTAACCGGCGAGTGCGACGGCTTCTGCAATGGTTCGGTCGGTGCCGATATCAGCATAACCGTTGTTGCCCATTTCGATATCCATGATTGCATCAAGAATCTTGGTGGTCTGTTCTGCGGTGAAGATGTTGGTCATGATATTGCACTCATGTTTACTGGTTGATGCGTTTATTTTAACTGGAAAATAAACTCAGGTCAAGTAATTTTTGAGTTTATTTTCCAGCGGAATACTTATTGACAACTCTTGATAAAGTTGTCAACCTGCCAGAAGATGATATTGTTGCGTTTGGTTGACATGCTTCCGGTGAAGGTCATAAGGGTGAATGTATCGCCTTCCTTGCTGGTGACTGTAACAGTTACCTTTTTGTCGGCGTGGGTTGTGTCGATACACACTTCATGGGCAGTGCCAGTGACTTTAGGGGCGGATGCCAGAAGGGTGGTGATTTTCTTGCTGAAAGCTTCGAGAGTGTTCATTTGTCATTCCCATTGGTTGATGTGTTCATTTTAACTGGAAAATAAACTCAGGTCAAGCGATTTTTCAAACTATTTTCAAACTTACAGGTTCAGGTAGGAACGGGCTTGATCAACAGCACTTCTCCATGATAATGTTGTGCCGGTGTAATATTCATAGTCGTCGCACAGGATGTAAGCCAATTCATTAATCATGCGTTCTTTGGCCTTTTCCATGTCAATCTGGTTTTGTTTTTCCAGAATGTCATCGTTTTCAGACTGGCGGATGAGGGCGATTTCTTGGGAAACAGTAATGGAGTTCATGGATTGCATGATTATCGCCCTCTCGTGGTGATGAGTGTGAAAGGAATTATATCACCTTTCTTTAATTGGTGCAACTATTAGTACGTACTAATAGTTTTGACCATCACAGCAGCCTTGGAGCGGCTGATACGGCGCACTTTGCGAACATAGGTTACAGTGCCACGGGTTTCGCCGTAAAACGCCGCAGAAAGGCTTCCAAAGAGTCCTGAGACGCTTTTATGGCGCATAGTGGTTGGGATATCTACAACGTAGTGATATTCAACCGCAAGAGGGATTCTCTTAACCTTTTTGGACAAAACCAATTTGGTCGTAATGAGGTCAGACTGGTAGAACGAACCATCATCAAAAACTTTTTTCGGGATTTGGATTTGCAGTGCCATGATGTGTTCTCCGGGTTGATGTGGTTATTATACCACATTGATTGCAGCCTGCAAGTGTTTTTAATTTTTATTTGAATGCAAAAAGGCTTCTTTTTGAGAAGCCTTTTTGGTATGGTTACATGTTCTTCACGGCGTCTCGATCTTCCTGAGTCCATGAGCTAAAGCCGGGGACGGCTGTTTCCGCCCAATAGTCGATGTACAGACAACCAGCATGAATAACCTGCCCGCCGTGTTTTTCAATAGTTTTCCAATTTTCAATTGAATACAGGCAAGTGAAAAGTTTTTTCATTTACACTTCCTCATAATGACGGAAAGTGATCATGTGGGCAAAGTCCCGGCCACGATCATAGGCATCACACAGGGCGAGGTCATTGAAATGGGTGGTCATGGACAGACGGAATTCCTTGGCACCAAGGATGAACGCACGGATATGGTTGAGCATATTGTCACCTGTTGTTTGTTGATTGGGTCATGTTATCACTTTCGTTTAATGGTGTCAATCTTTTTAATTGAAAAGATTTTTTGAAAAAGTATTGACCAATGCATTTAGTTTGATATAATGACCATATCGAAACGCAATCTCTTGGAGACTGACATGCAAACCGCTACCCGCTTCGCTACTTCTGTTAGTTCTGAACTGGCTTTGATGGCTGTTGACGCCGCCCATGCCGCAAAAGAATTGGCGCATGAGATGCGTGACCGTATGCGTCATGAGATTGAACTGTTGGCTGATGCTTTTTTTCATCTGGTTGACGGAGACTGGAAGGATGCAGCACTGGCCCGCCAACGTGCTGTGCTGGCCGCAGGGGAGGCGATGGGTGTTGAGGTGGTGATTCTGCGTGACGCTTATGATTGCCCCCGTTCTTGGGAATGGGATGTTGCGTGAGTTATGAAAGTGGTTGTCATGCCGGTTTTAGTGTGATATAATGGTTTCATACTAACCGGCGAGGGTTTTGAAATGCAAAAAGCACTGGATTACTTGAATGTGTTAATCTCAAAGGGCATTGATTATGCGGATGCTTGCTGGAAAGCATCACAGGATTGCAAGGTTGATCACACCGCATTACAAGAAGCATATGACGCACAGTTTGCAAGGTGATTGACAATTCGTAACAAACAATTACATGAAAAGGCTCCCAAGCGGGCCTTTTTTGTTTTATAATAGGGTCAAGACCGGAGTTGAGGTGGAGACAATCACCGGGGTAGCGTGTTTTTTGTTTGTAACTGGAATGTAAGTTTTTCACATTATAATTACAAAGAAAATGTTGCCAAGATGAACTTAGTTTGATATTATTAATCACATAGAGGGCAGTAATGCTAACCGACCAACCTAATGTGAGGATTTCATCATGAACCGCAATATCGGCAAGATCAAGACTTTCGGCGCAAAGTTTCCCCGTCACCAAACCGTTCCGGTCGCTTTCTCTTATGTCCGTTCCAATGGGACGGGTGAATTGCGGGATTTCGCCGTCACCGTGAATACTGCTGATCTGGAGGCTGTCGCTCAGAATGGACAGGACGTGGTGGATGCTTTCATCTTCGCCAATACAGTGTTGCAGCACCGTGCGGAAGCGATTGCCGCCAATGCCACAAAGATCAACCTGATTCCGGAATATCGTCAGGTAAAGCTGAACCAAACCCTGACCCGTTTCCACGTCAAGGGCTACTTTTCTGCTGGTCGTGTGGCCGGGGAAAAGGTTGCCGCCGATGCCGTCACCGAATAAGGATGCCGTTACAAAGGTTAACAAAAGCCCCCTTTAAGGGGGCTTTTGTCTTTTGTTTTTCTGGTATAATGGTGACAAGACCGGAGTTGAGGTGGAGACAAACACCGGGGATGCATAATTTTTGATTGTATCTAGAATGTAATTTAATAACAAACTTTTTACATTATAAATGAAAATAATGCTTTACTAAGTTTCCCTATCTGATATAATGTACCTATCAAGACAACGAACTCCGGAGTAATCACCATGTCCAACTACCAAATCACCGCTGAAACCAAGGTTGCCAAGCTGGTCGTCACTGCTTCTAAGGGTGTCAAGAAGCTGACCTATGGTCGTCTTGGTTATCCCTTCAAGTTCAATGGCAATGATGCCATTGTTGGTGAAGGTTCCGATATTGGAGTTGATGCCAATGTTTTCAATGGCATCGTCAAGGGTGGAATCTTTACGGTGGTTCGCCGCAATCCGGCAGATGGTTCCACGCCGTTCTTGATGGTGGTTAACACGGCGGATATCAAGCCGGTCTGAATGGGGTTTAATGAAAAGGGGCATTATGCCCCTTTTTTGTTTTCAAGTTTTGACGCTGTTTTTACATTTGAATAACAATTAGTTAAAATAATTTCTTTACATTCAAAAAGAAATTAGTTATAATGAATACATCAAGACGATAACCACATTGGAGAAACACCATGAACACCAAGATCAATGTTGAACTCAACAATGGCGACGTGGTTGAAGTGATGGTGAAGAAATGCACCATTGTCAAGGGAAAGTTTTCCCGTGCTGCCCGTGACCCCGAAGAATATAGTGGTTACGCCATTGTTGATTATGACGTTGTTGGGGATGTTTTCATCTCTGACGATGATCATGAAGTCATCAAGGGGGCAATCATCGAGGCAAAGCGCAATGCCGATGAAAATGCCGAGGATTGTGTGGGGTATCCCGATTAATTTCAAACAAAGTGGAGCCTCATGAGGCTCTTTTTGTATATTTTTGTATTGAAAAACTTCCAGCCCCGGTGATTGTCTCCCCCGTTCTCAGGTATTGAAATCATTATATCAGAAAAGATTGTTTGATGTGTATCTGTAATGTAACAAAAAAGGGCCATTAAAGCATTTTCATAGCCTCAATGACCCTTTTTTATATCTTTATCGCAGATAACGGCATAACCCCATTTAGGTACAAATGTATTATGCTGCTATTGTTTTTTGCTATGTTTTATTTTCCATACAAGGCACGAAATAGCTAATCCTACCAGTTTATCCTCAACACTACTGGCAAAGTAAGCACAATTTATTCGTAAACTGGCCGTGCCACATATCGCACTGCACCATACTTGGCATCCATACGATCTTTCTTGTTACTGGCACTAGAACGGGTCTTTGCCGTGCCAACCACAGCGCCGGTTTGGGTGTCGATGATTTCAAAGTGCTTGATCATAATGGCATCTCCCGTCTTGATGTGATCATTATACCACGCAAGAAAACTTTGTCAATCTACATTTTCAAAATAATTTTTTATTATTTGATTGACAATCTTTTTGTCTATGTTATAATGAATCCATCGAAACGAACTTTGTGGAGTTCATCATGTGGGTAGCAGCTTGTGGTGGTACTGAAAAGCCTTTCAAGACTCGCACTGGTCATGTTCTGCACTACATGTGGAACACGGAAACCGGCGAACATGCCTATTACGATGTTGGTCGTGATATTTTCCTGTCGAACGATGAAGCAAGGGAAATCATCGGAATATAACAAAAAGCGCCTTAAAGGCGCTTTTTCACTTGATAATGGACACGTCATTGATAGTAAGGGTTTCATCACCATGAATGCTAAATGCGTTCATGTAGCCACCAAAGCAAGCCCATTTTAGGCGGTTTTGGATTTCTTTTGGCTGCTTGTAATACAGCGTTGCTGCATCTTCCTCGTTGTCGCACACAAGGAAAATACCATTCTCGTTTGCATTGATTTCAAAATACATTTTTGTTCACCCGAAATAGTTAGGGCGACCTTTCACAGTCGCCCTGTTGGTTATTCGGCATCCTTCCATTTGCCCTTGGCCTTGGTGGAAATGACACGACCACGCACATCCTTGAGGGTAATGCTTTCGCCCCCAGCCTTGGTTGCGGCGACCTTGGCGGAACGAACGTCAGCAGCCTTGAAGTACACACCATTGCGAATGAAAGTTTGCATCTTGAATCTCCGGGGTTGGTTATCGTCTTGATGAGTTCATTATATCTCAAAATCTTTTGTTTGGCAACAATTTAATTATTTCTGTTTGTAAATCAATGTTTTCCAATGTAACAAAAGAAAAAAGACGCATTAAGCGTCTTTTTCAATCAAATCAATTGACAGTGGCGCAGGCCCAGCGATATAATCAGCAAGAGCCTTTTTCAATTCCGATTTTGACATCGGCTTGAAATCAAACAACCAATCCCCGTCCCACTTGCTTGTATCAAAATTAGCTTCCCACAATTCACCATCAGCCGTCTTATAGGGGACTTTTTTGGTGGCTGGGTGGAAAACATGGTATTCATCGTCAAATGACCCGTCTTGGTATTTGACTGCAACCACCAGAACTTTTCCCTTAGAAGAACGTTTTGCCTGTTCTTCCATGAAGGCATGAACGGCACTGTCAGGATACCCGACAAAGCGTTTGTGGATGGTGAGAAAGTTTTCTTGACACATGTCGTTGCCCTCAAGATGATTGTGGAATTATATCATTTCTACTTGACGTTATCAAGAGAAATAATTTCATAACGCCAGAATTGATATGGATTTTTTGACGATTTTAGTGCGCCTCTACGATTGCTCATATTGATCATATCACACAATACCGTTTTGGTCATTGCATATGCAATACAATCATAGGATGTTTCACTTTCATTACCCGGTTCTTTCCAGACACTAATTGTGCGGTAAGTCATAACAGCATCACCACGTTTGCCTGTAGCACCTTGAAAATATTGTGGCTTTTGCATGAATCATTCTCCGCTTTTGATATGGTTATTATACAGGAAAAGTTCAAAAGAACAAGATTTTTTTATTGTAAACCTTTAGAATTAATTGTTGACTTAGACTATTTTTGGTGTATAATGGTCACATCAACTTTGAGAGTTAATCACATGTCCAGCAACCTCGACACCCTGTTCATCCGTGCTTGTAAGTCGAAAGACCCTGAAAAGCGTATTTCCTCTTTGTATCGCCGCTTCTTTTACAATGGGGAGCAAAGCAAGATTTCGTATCATGCGGCTTTGGTGAGTATTCTTGGTGATGTTTGTCAGCGTTGTGGAATCACCACGACCACGCAAGATGCTTTCCAGTATCTGTTGAAGGAGCGAAGCCTCGGACAGTACATGACGAGAATGTTGAATAACGATAAGTGGGTTGAACGTGATATGACAGAATACATGGTTCGCTACTATATCGACAAGGTGCGATATAAGTCAAAGGACGAGTTTCCAGCCAATTTCAAGTGGGGTAATGCATGAACCACCGTTTAGTTCGTAATCAGATAGAAGTCCGCAAGATCGTCCTTGAGGGCTTTTTTGACAAGTGGGTGAAATACCCAGATTGTGTGACAAATCCGATGACGTGGATTTTTTCGTCTTTGGCGGCTGATAGCGACTATCTGCATTTTCTGAATGTCAATATTGAATTGGCGTCGTGGGTTGAAGATGTATGAGATAATCAGGCGTATATCAATATGCAATGGAATGTCTTTTTTACCTTTACAACAAGGATGGCTCTCTGTATAATGTGAATCATCCAATGGTCATGGGATATATGGACATGGCTTATGAGTATTATGAATTGATGATTTCGGAGTAGTTATGTCAGATGAAGTGGTTGAAATCATAGAATGGGTTGATAATGGCCATTTGCAGAACTATCATGCTGTGATGGTTCATTATGGTGGACGTTATGTCAGCAATCCGGTTTATACGAAGAATCGTGTTCGTGTCTGGCTGACGATTCCCGCTCAAAACTATCGCAAGTTTTCGGATAGTGTGATGTTGTTCAAGACACACATCAACGAAATCGACCGCCGCACATGGTACAAACGCATTTACAACCGTTTTGTATCTTTCTGTAAACTCTATTGGAATTGATCTAATAGCGTGTTATAATAGTCACATCAACCAACAGATAGGGTGGAATATGACCTACGAAAGCCTGATTGGCCGTAAAGTTCGCAAGACCAGTGGCCAAAACAACCAATCCCAGCCGAAGCCGTTTAAGAGCGGCAGCAAGGTGAATACCGTCAAGGGTATCATTGACCATCCAATACTTCACATCCCGGCGTTTACCTTCTATGAGGATGACAGCTATGTGGAGTGTCGTCGTGTTTTCTTGTATGAGGGCGAGTGAATGAAAAAGCCACAAAAGCGAATCAACCATTACAAATGGCTTGACAAACATCTGGAATCATTTTTCCGAAAGATCGGTTTGCTCAAGTGTGAATGGGAAGGAATTTCCGGGGCGCATGGTGATAAGTGTTATGGGTACAAGGATAAGTGGGAAAAGGCTGGCATATCATTCCCGCATGGGGTTGCTATCTATCTTGCATCCTATTGCTATCCATTCACACAAGAGACTCGCAATCCCGGCCAAGATCATGTGTCCGATTGGGTGATTACAAAGTATCAGGAATGGAAAGATTTTCTTCCGGCAATTGACATGACGGATGAAGATGTCCTGAGCTATTAACATTTGATCACATAATAACACTTTCATTTATTTTTGATTGTGTTAGAATGAACACATCAAGACAATTACCCGGAGATATCCATGTACATGCGCCTTTCTCTTGCTGTTAATTTCAAAATGACCGCCGAAGATGTTATCAACAAGCTCAAGGAGGTTTATCCCGGAATCAAGATTTCCGTGAAGGCTAACGCCAAGATTTTCAATATCATGACGTACAAGAAAGAAAATTTTTTGTGTGGTGAACACCAAAATTTTTTGGTGTTTGAGTCATCCGTTATGATTGGAGAAGCTATTGAAACGCCTTACTTCAATATTTCGTCTGGTAATATTGCGCTGACTGGTGCCCCATGCCCGTTGAACAAACGGAATACGATCATCATTATGATGGCAACCGGAAGAACACCTGCCGCAATCGGTGCATTTGGCCGTGTTCGTTCTCTTGGGGTTTCCCGTCCCAATGAATTGACGGTTTACTATTCGTCTGGTACGGTGTTGACACTTCCAGATAATGTTTTGGAAAATATGTTGTGATGATTTCGGATGATATTAACTCAAAATATCATCCGAATCCTTTTTCATTGGGTCAAATGCCGCATGAATTGACCTAATGTTTTTTGGTTTTAATAGTGAATATATGTCACTAGAAACACCATATTCATTATTATGTGGGTCATCCACTAAGTTTTTAGCTATGACGGCATCGTGGCTATATTCACCATTTATATCATCATATTTGACATGATGTAGCATGTTAGACAATTCGTTTCCTTTTTTATCTTTCCCGTTATAATCTGTTTCAATTGGGTTTTCTATTTTTGCCATTATAGGAATAACTTTTGGAGAAAATGTTTTTGAATCCCTTACATTATGTCTCCCCGTAGCCATTGCATATTTGCTTGCAACATGTGGTGAACTTGACGCAAATATACCATATTCGCCATTGTCAACACGCCTAACCTTTAATGATGAATCTTCCGGGTATGGTGTACCACGATACAGTTTGGTGTGATACCCCATAGCCTTCGCCCTATCGTGTGCGGTGTTTTCTGGGTGCAAGCCTAGTCCTCCCTTTTCGATAGGCAACGCAGCATTTCTTTGGGCTAATTTATGGGCATCCGAATAATTTTCCAATAATTTTTCTACCAATATATTTTTAAACATAATTCAATCCAACATATTTTCAGAATCTTTTTTCATTGGGTCAAACGCCGCAAATATTGATCTTACACTTTTTGGAGGTGCAATATAACTAACTTTCCCCTTTCCTTCTACATCATTGACATATGGTATATGATCTGCATTTTTGAAAACTTTTTCACGTAATTTTAATGCGGAATCTCTATTATATGGTGTTTTATTATCATTATAACCACCTAAATCTCTTAAATGAAAATTCAAATCATCCTCGTCCCATTCTTTATTATGCTTATTCAAATATGGTTTATCTTTTATCAAGACGGGATATGTGTTTGATGGTCTAGGTGTGTCGTAATTACCAACAGTTCTTGTGAAGCGGTCATGCGCTGTCTGTGCATCTCCGAAATGTGTGCCTACTGCGTCAAATGGTGATATTGCAAACTTACTAGAATCCAAAGTATCAGTATCCACACCATGACGTGAGAAATGATAAGCCGGAATGGTAAACCCCATTGCCTTTGCTCTTTCCATTGCGGTATTTTTTGGATGAAGTCCTAACCCACCTTTTTCAACAGGTAGTGTCGCATTCTTTTGTGCTATTTTATGATTTCCTTCATAATCAATAGTTTCATAAAGGCTTTCTAGTAAAAAGTATTTGAAAATCATTATTTTTTCCTTTTATTTTCAATATTTATTGACAGGTTTATTTCTGCTTGGTATAATGAACCCATCAAGACGACAAACATCCGCACGGTGACTGACATGAAAAACAATCTGACCAACTTCGTTGTGTTGTATCATGCCGCAAATTGCCCTGCCGGTGTTAATGTTCCTTCTGCTATGTTGGTAAAGTCATTTTGTGATGATGCCGCCGCTGCAACATGTGATGTTGCCCATCCCGGTGCTGATGTGGTTTGGGTTGTTGAAACTGATAATTTCGATGTTGCATATGCCGACTACTACGGTGAAAATATCGAAGAAGAAACACTACCCCGTGATCCTTTTGAGAAGGATGATTGATTATAATTAAAGGCAATATATGAAAAAACTTTTTGTGATGTGTAGGAATAATGGAGACGGTTCATATTCTACACGTTTTACATTTAACCAAGCGTGGATTGATGAACAACAACGCAAGAGCGATAATTTTGAATTAACCGAAGAAGAATATGAATGGGGAACCGGGATTGATTCCGAAGGATTCCATTACACTGTTTTGAACGTGCCTGATGAATGTACATTAGAGACATTGGACATTCCATATGATTGTGCAGAAGCGGATATTTGATATGAAAGCAATTACCCCGGCAGAAGCTATGAAGCAACGTATCATTTCTATTCCTGATGAAATGATTGATGTTGTTAATGATCTGATTGTTTCAAGAATAAACCCAAACTCACAATATCAAGGAATTGCAATCCTTGTTGATGAGATTAAACAGAAGTTTAAAGAAAAATACCCAAGCATTGAGTTGAAGAATGAATGGTTGTATTTTGAAGTGGTTTATCGCAAAGCTGGCTGGAATGTTGTGTATGATTCTCATTATCAATTCACATTCGATCCAAATAGCTGCCCAACTGGTTATTGACAAGAAAGTTTTAAATTTTTCTTGACTTTGCTTTCATTTCTAAATATAATGCTTTCACTAACTTAGAGGGCTGTAGAAATGGAACGCAACTTTGTGGCAAAACATATGCGTACTTTCAACAAGGGTGCAGGCGCTCATACCAACCGTGTCCGTCAGGGCCAGTTGCAGGGTAATTTGCGTGAATTGTTGGATGAATATTTCCTTAGCGATGAGGAAGAACAGGGCAACGACCTTGAAGAAGGCCAATGCCCTGATTCGCATTTCCGTAAGGCGGCATGAGGTTACACGAAATAACAAACAAAGATGTTGACAGACAAATGCGAAATTGGTAAAATGATCTGGCAACGGCAGCAATGCTAGGGTTAACAAACGTTGAATGGTTGATCGGATACCCTACTGATTCAATACCGCTATAATGATCTGGCACCCATTATAGGCAATATGCCAATGCTTCTGTAGCTCAGTTGGCAGAGCGGGGGACTCTAAATCCTCATGTCGTGGGATCGTACCCCACCAGAGGCACCAAAACGACGGTGGTATTATTTTATAGTGTTAAAAGCAAGTTAACGTGCCTAAAAGCATGTTAATCTATAAGATAGTATTGTGTTCAGCCTAGAAATAGGTACACCGATGACAGATGACTTGCACATTGCATTCTGTCGTGATAGAAGTAGCGCAACTATCATTATTTAGACGCTGATGCCTCTGTAGCTCAGGTGGTTAGAGCAACCGACTCATAATCGGTGGGTCGCTGGTTCAAGTCCAGCCGGAGGCACCATTTCCTACCACATAGCTAATAATATGTCTCAAATATCCCTCAATTCCGTTGAAGCAGAAAGCTTTGCAGCTATAGCAAAATTGTATCCTAATCAAAAACTTATTATCAATAGCGTTCCAACCGGAATAGGCGAATATATTACTGTTGTTTGCCCTGATGGTGAAATTATTGATATTACTGATTATGAGTGTTGGTAAAATGAAATATCAAGTAAACCAAGATGGAAAACCATGCGCCGAATATAATATCGGTGATTGGAATGTAGATACTTTTTCTACATTGAAAGAAGCGATAATTTTTGCTTTTCATTGGGCATACCCATATCCATACGAAATGATAGTTGAAAATGTTTCGGCTGGTCATCCAGATTTTCAGTTACAAACAAATACAGACTATGACTTGAGCATGGGTGAAACTCCTGTTATAATGCGTATCAATGAAATCGAGGAATAACCATGAAGAAGTCTCAATTGATCATGATTGCAGCACTTTCCCTTGCAACTGCTGCACATGCTGGCGGGACTTGTCAAGTCAAGGTTTGTAATAAGCTGGAACGTTATTCTCTGAGTCCATCTAATTGGGTAAGTGACTGGATGGGCAAGACTTGCTTTGATACGATTGTTCCACGTGAAAAGGCAAAGAAAGGCGCAGTGTTGGACAGTAAGACCAAGTGGTATCAAGGTTCGTTCAATCCTACTAAGAAATCTGTAACACGTGTTGCGAAGGTGTACCGTTGTGACTGAATCTGTTATCGTTTACAAATCTCCTATGGAACAACAGACTGCCGAGATGGTAGCATATGCGTACCAATCAGGTGATATGGTTTGGTTCTGGGGAGTCATTTTGGCCGCACTTATTTTGATTGCGGTAATTGCTGAATATAAGACGAAAAATCGTCGTTAAGGAGAAATAATTGGAAAACCAAGCTTTTGATGAAGTTTCAAGCATTCTTGAAGATGTTTATGTCCTTCAAACTGTAATTGAAGTTGATGAATATTTCAAGGCTTTCGAAAAGCTTAACGTTGGGAAATATTCCTTCAAGAATGTTGAATATCACGAAGAGGGCATGGGGCCGATGACAGTTCTTTGTTATCTCATCCCCGGTGATGTCTCTGTGGATAGTCGTCAGGTTGCTTTCACTGCCATTAGCACGTGCGAAATTCCGGTCTATACGCCGATTATGGTGCGTTTGGTTGAAGGGAAGGTGGTAGGGTATCCCTCTGATCATTTGAAGCTGTATCGTGAGCATATAGCGGAATTGAATGGTGTTTATTCGTGAAGATCGAAGGGTACTGGTACAACGATTACAGTGCACAGGCTTATCCAATGCCTGTGCCAAATGATAAACCGTTTGGCGGGAAAGATGCTTTTCTTTCTCGTCTTTCTGTATTGGAAAATAAAGCAAAAGTTGTTGCATATAGGGGTTATTCGCCCTGTCGTTTATGCTCATTAAGGTGCAATGGTAGCACGGAATATGTCTTGGGTGGATGGGTATGGCCCGCTGGATATAAGCATTATATTAAAGAACATAATGTAATCCCTTCTGATGCATTTATGGATTTTGTAATGAATAATAAGAATATATGAAAAAGGAAAATATAATGATAACTGATTTTAAATTAGAAAGTAAAGATTTTTTAGAAAAAGCAAAAGAATATAACTTTGAAAATAAGTTGAAAACGAAATATGATTTCAACACTTTGGAAATATATGAGTCTTTAGGGCCAGTTGGAGTTCACCCAAGCGATATTAATCTTGGTGATTTGAATAAGTCCGAGTGGAAAAACATACACAACAATATTGGGACATATGAATGTGTTAGTAGATTGATAGAAGGTATCTATGATTTCGACACTGTTTTCGATATTTTAGCAAATGAAATAGTTTCTAGTTTGAATAATTTACCAATTGTTTATAAAGATGTTAGTATATTTTTATTTGCATATCAAGAATCATCAATATCAGCCGGAACTTTAGTAGTAGACCAAGATTTTAATGAAAAGATACTTGACACTGAACGTAAAAGAACATTGTTACGATATGGTTTGATGGTAAAATAAGTTACACACTGATAACATACATTTTATTTTCATATGATATACTAATCACATCAACCACGGAGCATCATCATGATCGTTATCAATGTGCGCAATCGCTACGAATACTGCGGTGATGGTTGCTGCTCCTACCCCGATGGGTGCTACATTGATATTGAAGTCGATGGTGTTCTGGTGCATGAGGAAGAATGTGTGTACCAGATTCACACTGATGAAGATGTCGTCAATCATTTTTCTGGTCGTGAAGATGAGTTTGATTTTGATATCAACTCTGTTACAATTGAAATAATTTGAGATTTAATGATGATCATTACATTTGATCCGTACAATGGCCCTACTTGGCCTGATGGTGTTGTCATCGACGAAATGCGTATCAAGTTGCTGTATGGTGAAGATTTTACTATTGGCAGCGAAAATGCCTTTTGTGCAGTGCGTTATCTGTTCCTTGAAGAAGGGTTCAATGATCTGGATATCACTTTTGTTTACAATGGGCAGACAACTAAGATGAACAAGTATGGAAACCCTGTGGACTGGTTCAGGGGTATGGCTGACATGACGGCCCGCCTTTGTGAACGAGCCATTTTGAAACAATGTGATATGCGCAAGAAAGAACGTGCCATTAAAGAAGCACAATTGAAGGGAGAACATATTACAGAATCTGTTGGTCAGACTGTCACGTTCCACCCACGTATCAAGTACGAGAATCTGTAACACACTGTTACATTCTTTTTCTTTTCAATTTAAAAGAATCTTGGTATAATGATCACATCAAGACGACGAGGTGTGATCATGAAGAAGAAAGTAAAGGTTCTGCAACTCCCGAATCACATGTTCCGTGACTCCTACATCATGACTACGGAACAAGTCAAGGAATCGCTGGGTGAGTACGATCTGACCGCAATCTTCTACGGCGAAGGTGATGATGAAGACCTGTGTGAGCTTGCTTTCGAGCGTTCCAACAGCCCTTTCAATCCTGAACTGCGTGGAATGCTTTTCGGTCAAAACCGCTCACTGTCCGTCGGTGATGTTGTTTGTGTAAATGACCGCAAATACCACTGTTCCCGTTTCGGTTGGACTCAACTCTAACCAACCACAAACGAAGCCCCGAAAGGGGCTTTTACATTTCAAATACAAACAAAACATATAATTGTGATATAATAGCATCAATACCTGAGAACGGGGGAGACAATCACCGGGGCAGCGTGTTTTTCAAATGTAACTGGTTTGTAATGTTGTTTACGTTGGAAATACAAAGTTTTTCTTTTCATTTGAAAGTATTTTCGATATAATGATCACATCAAGACAACGAACCTTGGAGTTGCAAACATGACCGCCATCATCACCAAAGATGCCCTGCAAACCATGATCAACACTGCCACCAAGGAAAAGAAGATTCGTTTGGTCGGTCGTGCCCTCACCATTCTGCTGAACAACCAAACTGCTATGGAGCGCAAGGAAAACCAAACCAAGGAACTGAATGGTGTGGGTTTCAGTTCTCCGGATGCCAAGTCTGGCACGTTGACCGCCAAGAGTTTTATCAGCAAGCAAACGCTGGAAGATTGGCAACTTGATCTGTGGGTCAAGCCTGATCATACTGGCTACAGCAAGATTTGCAAGTATCATTCTCAACTGAATGTTGCGGCTGAGCGTAAAGCCAGCCGTTAACATTCAGTAACAAGGAAGTTACACTCCTTACAACGGAATGTGATATAATACATCCATCAAAACAGTTTATTGCGGAGTTTTAACATGGCATCACGATTTTCTAAGCAGGAATGTTTCATTGTTCATGGTTCTTTTTACCATGTTTCCGTGAACGTTGAAATGCTCGGCGAGGCCCATGAAAGCGTGTCTTTTCGTTTTGATGGTATGCCGGTTGGGACTTCAAAGTTTTCGGCTGTTACCAATCCCCAATACTTTAATCAGGCAACTGATGTATGTGTTGACATGTTGATGAAACTTGATTATGTCCGCTATATTCCCGGAACAGATATTGTTGATGAAGAAGCCACCGCTGATTTCGTCACTGTTGTCAAGCTGTTGGTTGACTTTGTTGGTAACATTCAGAAAATGGCAAAGGAAAATCAGAATATTATTCACATTAAGAACAAGGCTGCTTTCCCTACAATTACCGATGTAAAGATTGGAATTGAAATTACGCCTTTGGCTGACAGCACCGTGTTTACATTTGATTACGATTCTGGGATTGGTTAATCCTTTCCAAAGTGGTATAATGAACACATCAACCAACAAGGTGTTTGAAAATGTCCACACAAGGTTCGATCTACGTTTCTACCGCCCGTAATTCCCGTCATCTGACCCGTGCTATGATTGGTGCGCTGGTAGAAATGGAAACTGACCCTGAATCTGATGTTATCATGCGCAAGTGTGAAGATCATTCGATTGACATGTTGATTGCGTCGAATGAAATACCTTTGCATGACGAATGTTATGATTATACGAAACTGGTTGTTGGTATTGATAGAACAGGAATTTATTCACATTTCAAGATTAGCCAAAGTGCTATCGAAATGGAAGAATACATTCGTCATGATGATTACATTCCATATGATCCTTGGGATGATTATGTTCATGAATTGGATTCGATCTACGACATGAATTAACAAAAAGGGGCTTGTGAAGCCCCTTTACCTTTGATATAATGTATGTCTACCGGAGATTTTTATGCAGAATATTACTAAGATCATGTGGGCATACATGTTTCGTTTTGGTGGGCATGGCACACCGTCAAAGTATAGCCAGACTATCCGTTTGTATCCTGCCCATGATACAATTCCTGCTTTGATTAAGAAGCATGGGATTGATTGGAAAAAGACAAAGGAACCTAGCTCTGATACCTATTCCGTTTTTGATGGTACGGATTGCGATCCCGATTCCCGTGAAGGGTTGTGTGGCAATCTGGTATTGAAGAACGGTAAGACGTTTGAATGGTGGTTTGTTGATTCTTCCATTAACCACATGTTGCGAGTAATGGAAGAATTGAAGGTTGAGGTTGAAACAAATCCAATTTATAAAGATTAGTGCTTGCGCTAATCTTTTCTTTTTGATATAATGATCACATCGACAGCAAGCGAGGTTCATCATGGTAGCTCAATCTTCTATTACCGCAACTGCCCGGAATGGTCGCCACATTTCCCGTTCTGCTCTGAATCAAATGGTTGCTGCTGAA